GTTAGAGAACTCAATCCAATAGCAGGTGAAAGACCATCAGTGCAAAAGATGTTTGCTATCAAGACTGTAGTTCTTACACCAGCAATTGAATATGATTTGAAAAGAGAAGCTCTTACACCACAAACAATGGATGAAATAAATTTTCTAATGTCATTGGTTGTAGGCAATAATTATAATGTCTGGCGAAGTGCAGAGAAAAGATGTAGTAAAAGATAACTTGACAAAACACAGTTTCATGAGATAATAGGAACTATGAGATTATTAGAAGAAAATTATGGAGATGTAAGAATCTTTTCGGAAAGAATATTTGGTTATAAAAGATATATTGTAGAATATCCAGAAAATAAAATAGAAGTTTATTCTAGTCTATGGTATAAATTAGAAAAAATTAAAGAAATTGTTGAAAAATACTTGAAATCTAAAGATTAATCCCCATATATACTAATAGGAATGCTCACTGGGAGATTCCAAATACAATTTAACCTTGCTAAAAACAGGAGGCAAAAATGGTAAAATTAACTACGCTGGACTTACAGGAAATGTTAAAACTGACAAGTCCATTCTCAATTGGTGTGGATGACTTCTTTCGAAGAATAGATGATGTTCAAAGAAACAACAGTCAATCATACCCACCTTATAATATCACAAAAATTGATGACGAACATTTTGTTATCGAGATTGCGTGTGCTGGATTCGGTAAAGACCATATCGACATTACAGTTCAAGAAAATGAACTAAAAGTCGTTGGTGATAAAGAGAATCCAAATCCAGAGAGAGTTGCAAATAATCATGCAATTCACACTGGTATTGCAGCTAGGAAATGGTCAAGAAAATTTGTTCTTGCAGATGATGTAGAAGTTGGTTCTGCATCTATACAAGATGGTATTCTTGGAATTCCTATTACTAAAATTATTCCAGAAGAAAAGAAACCTAGAAAGATTTCTATTGGAAATAAGAAATTACCTAAACAGTTCTTAACAGAACATGGATGGGGTTTCAATAGTAAATAAAAGGTTGACACATCCCAGTCTCGTGGTATACTAAATATAGTATAAATATTTTTATAGGACTATATTATGTTAAATAAAGGAAATTTAAATGACCTTCACGATGTCCATTTTCAAATGAGAAAAGATGGTGACTGGGATGAGGTCAGTTTAGATGGTCTAATGGAAGATAAGACTATCGTGGTGTTTGGATTGCCTGGCGCATTTACACCAACATGTTCAACCTTCCAATTACCTACTTTCGAAGAAATGTATGACCAGTTTAAAGAAGCTGGTGTTGACGAAGTTTACTGCACATCTGTAAACGATACATTCGTCATGAATGCATGGTTCGAAAGCTTAGGTATCGAAAAAGTAAAACCTTTACCAGATGGTAATGGTGAACTTGCAAGACAACTAGGTCTTCTTGTTAAAAAAGAAAACTTAGGATTTGGGTTAAGGTCTTGGAGATATGCAATGTTAGTTATTGATGGAACAGTCGAAATAATGAACATAGAACCAAACCTAGAAGACAATTGTCAGACAGACCCATATGAAAAGAGTAAACCAGAGGTGTTTTTAGAAGAAGTTAAAGACCACTTTGGTTTGAATTTTGTAACCAACGATTCAGAAGAAGAAATAACTGAATCAAATGAAGAGGATAAATAATGGAAAATATTGTTGATTTTATAATAGGACTTGGTATCCTAGGTATTGTCATTGGTATAGTTTACACTGGTATTAAACAGGCAGATACTATTGTTGGTGAACCACCAGTAGTAGAACCTAAACCAGTAAAACTTTCTAAAGCAAGACTGACTGCACTTACCAAAGCACAATTAGTTGAAAAAGGAACTGAACTTGGTGTTAAGGTTAATTCTAGAGAAGTTAAATCTAAAATCGTAAACCAAGTTTACAAAGCACAGTAATGTCTAAAGCCACTTACAAACTCGTTATCAATGCTAAAGATGGTGAGAATGGTATCGAGATTACTGGGGGTAAATATGAAGGAGTCATATATACCTATGGTGAAGTTCAATTCGAAGAAGTAAAAGAAGGTGAACCACCAACAATTAATTTTACTCGAGCAGTTCGGAAATGTCCAGACTCAATGAAAGACACTATATCAGATGATAAAGAGTTTAATCAAATCATGGGTGATATACTTATTGAACTGCTTGAAGAACAAGGTGAAAAAGCCGTGGAGTTACTCAAAGATGAACATCAAGAATCCAAGTAAATTAAAAGAAGAAATCATGAGAGACGAAGGTGTCGTTTATGAAATCTATAAAGACCATTTAGGTTATCCTACTTTTGGAATAGGACACCTAGTTAAAGAGACAGACCCAGAACATGGGATGTCTGTAGGAGCTCCTATCACAGAAGATAGAGTAAATGAAGTTTGGGCTCATGACTTTTTTGAACATGTTGAAGAATGTGGAAAGTTATATCCAGACTTAGAAAGTTATCCAGACGAAGTTCAAAGAGTTTTAGTTAATATGACCTTTAACATGGGTATGACAAGACTATCTAAATTCAAAAACTTTAAAGCTGCAATCGAAAGAAATGATTGGAAAGAAGCTGCAAAAGAGGGAAGGGATTCTAGATGGTATAACCAAGTTACTAATCGTGCAGAACGATTAATGACAATGTTAGAGGAAGTATGATTATAAAATATTTAAAATTAGTTACAGGTGAAGAACTAGTAACAGAGTGGATTGAAGACAAACACGATTCAGTGGAAGTCAAACTAAAAAATCCTCTAGGTATTCTAATGTCACAAACTGAAAAAGGATTTAACATACAGTTAGTTCCTTATGGTTCAATGGCACAGAATGAAGAGATTATGGTAAATTACAAAAACATTGTGTTTACAGCAGAACCAGAGACAAAACTTCGTAATCAATACGAATCAATTACTGGACAAGTAATTACACCACCAACCCCAAAAATTGTAACATGAAAAAACAAATCGTAAATGCACTAATTCTAAAGTACGAAGGTGAAATTGCAGAAGCAAAAGCAAATATAGAAATCTATTTACATAACCCAGCAGGTATTGGAGAACATCCAGATGTATTAGATGCAATCAATTCTCAAATTGTAAAAATTGCAGCTGCAGAAGAAAACATCCAAGTATTGCAAAAACATTTTGTTGACCAAAAAGTAATCTAGTAGTATACTAGTTATATGCACTTTTATACAAATGTCTATCAACATAGAAATCTCATCCTTGTTCGTGAGTTCAAGGATGGTGAGTATGTACAAAAACAAGTACAATACAAACCTACTTTCTATGTTCCAACAAACAAAGACTCATCCTTTCGTTCTGTAAAAGGACAAAATCTAGAACCTAAAAAGTTTAACTCTATTGCACAAGCACGACAGTTTCGTGAGAAGTGGAAAGATGTAGAAGGTTTTGATGTACATGGGATTGAGAGACATCCTTACGCTTACATTGCAGAACATTTCCCTCAAGATATAGAGTGGATGATGAGACATATTCGTATCATGAACCTTGATATAGAATGTGAATGTGAAAATGGGTTTCCAGAACCAACAGAAGCTGCAGAAGAAATCAATGCAATTACATTTAAGTTGTTTGGTAAAGATACCAAATATGTTTTTGGTACACAACCATGGGAACACAATGACCCAAACATCAAATACTTTCACTGTAAAAATGAGAAAGAACTTCTCAAAACTTTCCTAGAAGAATATAAAAAGATATATCCAGACATTATAACTGGATGGAATGTTGACCAGTTTGATATTACTTATCTTTACAATAGAATATCTAAACTATTCAGTACAACTATAGCAGACCAACTTTCACCATGGAATATAACAACTGTTCGTGAGTGGGAAAACTTTAACAAGAAACAACAAGCATACACACTAACTGGTGTTGAGGTTGTAGATTACTTACAACTTTATCAAAAGTTTACATTTAAAAGAAGAGATAGTTACAAACTAGAAAACATATCACAAATAGAACTTGGTAAAGGTAAAATTAACTATGAAGAGTTTGGTGCAATGCATCTATTCTACAAGAAAGATTATCAGAAGTTTCTAGAATATAATGTTCGTGATGTAGATTTGGTTGAGGAACTAGATGATAAACTAGGTCTTATGGGTCTACTACTTGCAATGTCGTACTCTGCAAAGTGCAACTATCTAGATGCATTTAGACAAGTAAGATACTGGGACATTTTAATATTCAATCGTCTAAGACAACAAAACATTATTGTTCCACCATCTAGGTCATCATCACCTAAAAAACAAAAGTTCATGGGTGCATATGTTAAAGAACCTCAGATAGGAATGCATGAGTGGGTTGTATCGTTTGACTTAAACAGTCTGTATCCACATTTGATTATGCAATATAACATTAGTCCAGAGACTTATAATGGTATTACAATGGATACTATAAATGTAGAAAAGATGTTGAACAAAGAAATTAAAATAGAAGGTGACTTTGCAACTACACCAAATGGTGCAAGATTCAGTAAAAGAAAACAAGGATTTCTTCCAGAGGTATTAGAGAACTTGTATGATGAAAGAGTGTTGTGGAAGAAAAAGATGATTGAACACCAGAAAGAGTTTGAATCCACAGATGACCCTAGAAGAAAACAAGAATTGAACAGAAAGATTGCAATTGCATACAACAATCAAATGGTTCGTAAAATTTCTTTGAACAGTGCTTATGGTGCAATTGGTAATGAGTGGTTTAGATATTTTGAGTTGGGACTTGCAGAGGCAGTGACAAGTAGTGGTCAACTTGCAATTAAATGGGTTGAAAATGCAGTTAACATGTACTTAAATAACATTTTGGGTACTGAGGATGATTATGTGGTTGCAATTGATACTGATTCAATTTATGTAAGATTTGATGAGCTCATCAAGAGTGTTCAACCCAAAAATCCCATTGAGTTTCTAGACCAAGTTGCAAGTGGTAAAATGCAAGATGTAATTAATAATTGTTATTCAGAACTTGCAGATTATACCAATGCATATCAAAACAAGATGGTCATGGGTCGAGAGGTGATAGCAGATAAAGCAATCTGGACTGCAAAGAAAAGATACATCATGAATGTATATGACAATGAAGGTGTTCGTCTAACAAAACCAAAACTCAAGATGATGGGTATCGAAACTGCAAAGTCATCCACACCACAATGGGTTCGTGAAAAACTAGAAGATGCATTGAAGGTTGTCATGAAGGGTGACGAAAAACTTGTCCATGAGTTTGTTGATAATGCAAGAACAGAATTCAAAGGACTAGACCCATATGATATTGCATTCCCTAGAAAGGTAAATGGTATCTTTGAGTATGAAAATGCAGTCACAATCTACAAGAAGTCAACACCGATGCATGTAAGAGCATCACTTCTTTATAATCACTATCTAAAACAAAAAGAAATAGATATGAAATATGAGTCTATTCAGAGTGGTGAACATATGAGATTCTTATATCTAAAAGTACCTAATCCAATCAAAGAGAATGTTGTTGGTTTCATAAGTACTTTACCCAAAGAGTTTGAACTTCATTCTTACATTGATTATGATTTACAGTTTGATAAATCATTCATTGAACCTCTAAAACTAATACTTGAAAAGATAGGGTGGTCAACTGAACCAGTGTCATCCCTAGAAGATTTTTTCAGTTGACAGAATAGAGATTGGTAGTATAATAGTATAACAAGTCGAGGAATATATTATGAATTTATTGAAAGACCTTGCAAAAGCAAGTGGTAATGATTTAGCAGGAGTTGTATCAGATGGAATCGTGGCAGGTGATGTCGATGGTTATATTGATACAGGTTCTTATATTTTTAATGCATTAGTAAGTGGTGATATCTATCGTGGTATCCCATCTAATAAAATAACTGCATTGGCAGGTGAATCTGCAACAGGTAAAACATTCTTTGCATTAGGAATGGTGCAAAAGTTTTTAGAAGACAATCCAGAAGGTAATGTAGTTTATTTTGAATCTGAGTCTGCATTGACTCAAGAAATGTTAGAAGAAAGAGGAATAGATACAAATCGTATTCTTCTTGTTCCAGTTACAACTATAGAGGAGTTTAGAACTCAAGCAGTTAATATTATTGATGGATTTGAAAAACAAAGAAAAGGTGATGAAAAACTTTTCTTTGTTCTTGATTCACTTGGTATGTTATCTACAATCAAAGAAACAGAAGATATTGGTTCTGGTAAAAATGTTAGAGACATGACTAAAGCACAGGTTATCAAAGGTACATTCAGAGTGTTAACTTTAAAACTTGGTAAGGTTGGAATACCGATGATAGTAACAAACCATACTTACGATGTAATTGGTTCTATGTTCCCACAAAAAGAAATGGGTGGTGGTAGTGGATTGAAGTATGCAGCTTCATCTATCGTATATCTATCCAAAAAGAAAGAAAAAGATGGGACAGAAATTATTGGTAATATTATTCATTGTAAGAATCATAAATCAAGACTTACAGTTGAAAACAAAATGGTTGATGTTAGACTAACATATGATAAAGGTCTAGATAGATATTATGGTCTACTTGACCTTGCATTAAAGTATGGTATCTTTAAACAAACATCAACAAGAATTGAATTACCAGATGGTAAAACTCAGTTTGGTAAAACAATCAATAACAACCCAGAAACATATTTCACACCAGAGATTTTAGACCAACTAAATGAATGTTGTAAAAAGGAATTTAAATATGGAAGTGAAGAGGTTCAAGAAGTTATTGATGAAGAAACAGGTGAAGTAATTGCAGAATAGAATAGAAGAATCAATCTTAAAAAATCTATTCGTTTCAGATACATTTACTAGAAAAGTAATTCCTTATCTTGAAGAAGATTACTTTTCAGATAGGTCTGAACGATTAGTATATAATCAAATTAGTGAATACTTTATGAAGTATAATGAGTGTCCTACTCATGAAGCTCTAGGTATTGTATTGAATGATTTGTCTGGACATAATGACGAAGAGATAAAGAATGCAATGACTGTTATCAATCAGTGTAAACAAAACACTGAGGAAACACCACATGATTTTATAGTAGATGAAACTGAGAAATGGTGTAAGGATAGAGCAATCTATAATGCAGTCATGGAAAGTATTCAAATTATCGATAAGTCATCATCTAGAGAAAAGGGTGAGATTCCAGATATTCTAAAAGATGCATTATCAGTTTCTTTCGACCAACATATAGGTCACGACTTCATCGAAGATTCAGATGATAGATTTATGTCCTACAATACTGTAGAAGATAAACTACCATTTGACCTTGAAATGATGAACAAAATTACGAAGGGTGGTTTACCAAATAAAACCTTGAATGTTGTTATGGCAGGTACAGGTGTTGGTAAATCACTATTCATGTGTCATTGTGCATCTAACAATCTTATGATGGGTAAGAATGTACTTTACATATCTATGGAAATGAGTGAAGAAAAGATTGCAGAAAGAATCGATGCAAATCTTATGAATCTTCCCATCCAAGAACTTTCAAATCTACCAAAAGATATGTATGATAAGAAAGTAAAATCGATTCGTGATAAAACAACTGGTAAATTAATCGTCAAAGAATATCCTACTGCAACTGCACATACAGGTCATTTTAGACATCTACTACAAGAACTTAATCTCAAGAAAGATTTTGTTCCAGATATTATTTATGTTGACTATCTAAACATTTGTGCATCTGCAAGAATGAGAGCAGGTGCAACTGTAAATTCTTACACTATGGTTAAGAGTATTGCAGAAGAAATGAGAGGACTTGCAGTTGAATTTAAACTACCAATCGTTACTGCAACACAAACTAACAGACAAGGATTTACATCAACAGATGTTGGACTAGAAGATACATCTGAATCATTCGGTCTACCAGCAACAGCAGACTTGATGGTTGCATTGATATCTACAGAAGAACTAGAAGAACTTGACCAAATCATGGTCAAACAATTGAAGAACAGATACAATGACCCAACCTATTTCAGAAGATTCATTATAGGTGTAGATAGAAGTCGTATGAAGTTGTATGATTGTGAACAATCTGCAACAGAAGAACTACATGATTCTCCACCAGCTTTCGACAGTAGTGAATCTGGTAAAAGAATCTCTGGAGAAAAAACTGATGGATGGGACATATAATTTCTTACCAGACCAATCAACTCATACTAAGGTCTTAACAATTGATGCTCCTAAAGAAATTATGGACATCAATCATCATCTTGTAAACTACATTCTTGATATGGATGGAAAAGGACAAGGTGTTCATGATACCATCAACGCAGGAGTAACAAACTTTACAGGATGGAAATCATTTGATAGTCCATACATGCATCAACTTTTAAATTGGGTTGGTTTTGAAATAAAAAAATATCTTGTACATGTTCCAGATTTTTTACCAGTTTTTTCTCAAGTTTGGGGTATGGGATATGAAGTAAATGATGTTACACCAGCACATTCTCATGAACCAGCTTTTATGAGTTTTACATACTATCCATATGTTGAAGACCCAGAAATTGCACAACCCTTAGAGTTATGTAAAGTTCCAGATGGTAGTATTGAAATAGATTTATCAAATTGTGCAGAACATGTGCAAGAGAAAACTAGACAATGGGGTGAACCTCTTCTTTTTATTCCACCACATACAGGACAATTAGTAGTGTTTCCCTCTTATGTGTTTCATCAAGTAAAACCAGTTACAGTTAAAACAGATAGATATTGTATAGCTGGTAATCTTCATCATGACTTTGAAGTTCAACAAGAAGGACATCCCAATACTTGACATATAGGTACATTTTTTCATATAATAGTAGTATGAAAAATGGTATCAAAATTCAAGACTTCAATGGAGTCGTCTCGGAAATCCCTTTAAATTCTAAAGAAATGCAACTTGCATTAGATAAGTCTAATGTTGATGCAAGTTGGTCACTTATGTGTGACAGTGTTAGGTATCGTATAGGTATCGATATTATAGGTAATTATAATTTAGTTTCTATCCTTGTAAATGGGAACGAAAGACCTTTACACTAGGGTACATATTTTAGTATAATATATGTATAAATTAAGGAGTAAATATGAAATTAGGTAATGCAGAAATAGTGATATCAAGAGAGGGTAAACTCTCAATATCAAAACTTTTCAACTTTTTGAAAGAGAAAGTTAATTTAAATCTAGTTCCAGTTAAAGGTCAATATGATGCATATTGGTTAAGTGGTAAAGATGGTTATGACATGATAGATGGCAACAAATATTACAAGTTGACATTAACTGATTATGGTATAGAGATTAAATGTACTGGTGATTACAATGCATTCAGTATGAAGGGTCAATTAATAGAGTGGATGAAGGCAGAGTTGCCTACTCCTCTTGTAGATAGTGAGGTTGCATAATGAGTCCAGAGTTAAAAGAAAAAGTAGAAAGATTATGTGAGTGTTTGACAAAAGCAATGCATGAAAGATGGGAACACACTAGAGATAAAACCTCTCATACTTATTCAGTTGGTCAAAAATACATTCGTATAATTAGTTGTGAACATGGTGAACATCGTTCAGTATGGGGTTTTATTAACAAAAAAGAGTTTCAAAAAGGTGCAACTGGTATCACTTTTAAAGAAGGTGATATTCTCAAATCTGCTGGATGGAAAACACCAGCTTTGAATGCACCAAGAGGAAACTTATTTGATGGGTATAGAATTGACCCTAACTCAATGAGAATCTATGGCCCAGACTACTTAAGGTAGTTTGACTCATAGGTACATAATTTAGTATAATACAAACATGGTAGAAGTAATAAGAAAAAGTCCCCTAACAGGTAATGTTAACAAAATGTATCTTGACATTACTCAAGAACAAATTGCAGAGTGGAATGCACCTGCTCAAAAGAGGAGATTAATTCAAGATATCTTCCCTAACCTTAATGATGATGAGAGGGAGTTTATCATGACAGGTTATACTGTACAAGATTGGAGAAATTTACATGGAGAATAAAACAGTACCAAAGAACATTTTTATTGACATGGATGGTGTCCTTGTCGATTTTCAGAAAGGAATTAGTGAACTTATTGGACATCCTTTAGGAAGTGATAATTATGGTCATTCTGAGTATGACAGAAGAAAACAAGAATTAACTGATAAAAGGTGTTTCAGAAAGTTACCACCTATGGTTGATTATCATGAATTAATTGGTTATGTCAAACATACTGGTTTGAACTGGGAGATTTTGACAGCAGCTGGTGCAATCAACAGACAGTTGGTAGTTTATGATAAAACAGAGTGGATTAAAGAGTATGTAGACCCTTTTGTGGTCGTAACATGCACCTATAGTGGTAATCAAAAGAAGATTTTTGCACAAAAAGGTAATGTTTTGATTGATGACAGACCAGAAAATATTGAAGCATGGGAGTCAGAAGGTGGAATTGGTATCTTACACAAAAATGCAAGAGATACAATTAACGAACTTAAAAAGTTAAGAAGTCCATTAAAATTAGTAAAAGGTGAGATTGAAAATGTATAAATACTATAATAAGAAATATATACCCAAGGTTGGTGAAGATGCATTACCTTGGTTGTTGTATCGAAAACGAGTAAGGAGAAATCGATACATTTTGATAGGAATGATTACAATATGTCTGATAATGGGAACAAGCTTGGTACTTTAAGTAGTAATGCAACAGTTGATATACTTCAAAGAAAAGTCACTTTGAAGAAAGAACTTATACACCTAAGAAAACTTAAAATAAGTGAAGACAAACAAATCAAACTTCAAAACCAAATTGAAGAATACGACAATCTTTTAAAACAACATAGATTAAAGAAATGAACCCAGTGAAATCGTAGGGAAATAGATAGAGTCGATTAGCGTCCTTCCGCTCGGATAAAGTTAGGAAAACATTCACATATAACTAACAGAGTAAATTGCTACTAAGGGAACAATGCATTGTTCCCTTTTTTATTTACATAAATAGTATTATGCAAACATTTTACGAACACCTAAAAGAAGATAACTCTCCAATTGATTCCCTTGGTCATGATATGCCAATGACTTCTAAAAGGAAAAAACAACTTGGAAACGATAGAGGTATCTTTAAAGAATTCCCAGTAGACCAATGGACAGACTATAATCCACCTTCTAATTCATCTATAATTACGAAACAAGAACTTAAAATATTACAATCTTATGAAGTATATCGTGATAATGCAAAGGAATTTATGGATATGGTTGATACTAAACTATTTAAACCATTTAAAGATTACTACAAAAAACACGACTTACCACTAAAAGATTTAGAAGAATGTAGGTTATTAAGAGACCAGTTTGCACCTATTGTACTACAACTTAAACTACATTATAATAGACCAAGACCACAAAAACTATCAAAAGTACTTACATTCTTTCGTCAATCAAACTTTAATGTTTATCCACTAAAGACAGCAGAAACACCATCATATCCATCTGGTCATGCAACAGAAGGTAGATTTATAAGTTTATTTCTTGTAGACAAAGTACCATTTGAACACAAAGGTAATATCAAAAAGATAGGAGACGATATAGGAAGCTCTAGACAGATTGCTGGAGTTCACTATCCTTCGGATACAGAGTTTGGACATCAACTCGCAGGTGCATTTTATTCACATTATAAGGATGCATTAGGTTTAAAAGAGTCTAAAGTACACTTTGATGGTATTTCAAACTTAAGTGAAGCATCTGTAATGCAAGGAAAGTATAAAACAGGATTTCAATTTTTATACAATGGTAAATGGGGTAAACTTAATTCATTGGGATACAAGTCTGGTGATGTGTTCGAAGTTGAAGATGATAAAGATTTACCAGTAGATATAGGAACAGGTGATGCAAGGAAACAACTTAAAGCACCAGATGGTAAATCAATAACTTTAGCTGGTACTGCAAGTTCTTATGGTTCTTACTTTACTAGATTACCAGATGGAAATCCAACACCAGCAGGAGAAGATTGGGAAGCTTTAATTGCAGTTGCAGTCAATGATAAACAAGAAGGTGCAGAGTGGGATAGAGCAGAAAAGTTTTGGGCAAACTATGGTGAGGATGCAGTTAAACTTGGAAAAACATTCAAAAAGAAATTAGGAATAAAAGATTTAGAACAATTTGGAGCTTCTACTGCAAAACTAAATCCAAAATGGAAAGGTAAAAACAAAACACCTAAAACAGATTTACTTGGTAATAAAAGAAAAAGAAAAATATCTTTAAAGAAAGCAGGTGGTTCACAGTTGATGTCTGGTAAAAAAGAAGAAACAATATCAACATTTGAGTCTGCAATGTCAATGATGGGAGATAATTCACCTAGACAAGTTAAGAGTGTTATTGATAATCTAGAAAAGAAAATGGGTGAAATGAATGAAAAAGGAACTATAGGTGCATTAGAAAAACTTAGAGATAGTGGTAAACCTTTAACACCAACACAAAAGAAAAGTATAGAACAAATGGAAAACCTACAATTTACTGCAAAAGAACTAACTGCTGAAATGAATTCTTTATTTGAAAGTTTAGATTTCAAACAATTCTTCTGTTATGAAGCTGCAACTGGAGTAGGAAAATTTGCAGAACCACTTGCAGTTGCAAATGAATTAGTAGAGTTTAATGCAGACAATGGAACAATTACTAAACACCTTCCTATGAATAAACCATCGGATGCAAAAGTTCTTGCACAAACAAATAAGTTCTATGTATCATTTAAAACAGGTGGTGGTGGTTCTAAACCTTATCTTTCTATGAGAAGTGGTAAAGTAAACTTCAAACAAATTGTAAAAGAAGAATTACAGAATGAAAGAATAGGAATGCAACTTTTACATGAAGGTAAGATAGAACAACTAGACGAATTTCAGATGTTCAGTAGACTAGTGCAAAAGGTTAAAGATGTTGGTTCTGCAATAAAGAATCAAGCAAAGAAAATCTTAAATGCAATTATGAAAAGAGTCAAAGCAGTATTTAAAAAGATTAAAGATTTAGGGAGAGGAATGTTCAATGCATTGTTAAACTTTTTTGGATTAGAAGTCCAAAATATTAAAATAACATCATCTGCAAAATCATTCCCACTAGTATAATGCCAAGTCCAAATGTACATTTAGAACATATAGAAGACGAAATATTCAATAGTGGTATTGAAGGTGGTCGTGCATCTATAAATTTTATAAGGTCACTTCGTGATATGTTAGTATCTGGAAGTAAAAGAAGTGTTAATGTCACTGTAAAGTGGGATGGAGCTCCAGCAATCTTTTGTGGTAATGACCCAGAGACAGGTAAGTTTTTTGTTGCAAAGAAAAGTTTATTTAACAAAACACCAAAGTTCTATACATCAATTGCAGAGATTGATGCAGATTTAGATGGACAACTTGCAGATAAATTTAAAGCATGTTATAAAAATTTAAAAAATATTGGTATCACAGATATACTTCAAGGTGACTTAATGTTTACTAAAGGTGACTTGGAAAAACAAGATATCAATGGTGAATCATATGAAACATTTCAACCCAATACTATCATGTATGCAGTTCCTTCTACATCTAAACTTGCATCTACAATGAGAGCTGCACAGGTAGGTATTGTATTCCATACCACATATACTGGGGATTCATTGATGAATTTAAAAGCATCTTTTGGTGCAAACATAAAAGGTCTTAAGAAAACATCTAAGGTATGGATGGATGATGCAGAATACAATGATGTATCTGGAACTGCAACCTTTACACAAAAAGATAGTGCAGAAATAACCAGATTAATGTCCAGAACAGGTAAAGTTTTCCAGAAGATAAAAGCACCACAACTTAAAAAGTTTTTAGATATGCAAAATAAAATTGATGCTGGATTAACTTACAAAACTTATCACAACAGTAAAGTCAGAGAAGGAACAAACTTTCTACGACTAAACTACAAGAATCATGCAGATGGATATCTAAAATTTGTCGAAGATAAAATGGATACACAGATTGGAAAACTTAAATCTGATTCTGCAAAAAAGACAAAACAAAAAAACAAGAACATTCTTCTAACAGAAGTTAGAAAAAATTTACTATTACTCAAAACTTTAGTAGAGTTTCAAGCATTAATAAATTATGCAAAAATAAAAATACTTACTAAAGTAAACAAAGCAAGTCAGATGACTGCAATGTTTGTTAAAAAAGGTAATGGTTTTGATGTCGTTGCACCAGAAGGTTTTGTTGCAATTGATAATAATCTTGGTGGTGCAGTAAAGTTAGTAGACCGAATGGAGTTCTCACTAAATAACTTTACAGTACAAAAAGACTGGGACAAATAAATTATGGAGATATATTATGGCAAACTCGTTAAAGAAATTTGCAACTTGGAACGATAAAAATCAATTTGAAATAGATGGTAGAATCGTTATTCCTCACTTCGATGGTGTATCATGTTGGGAAAGATGTCATCCAACATTCATATCTAAAAAAAGAAAAGTAATCCTCACTGCACCTCGTAAGGTAGGTCATTCATCAATTAGATTTTACTTTAATTATCAAAATGAAATGTTTGATGATGATTGGGTATGGATTGAAGATGATAATCGTGACCCTAGAACATGGTTAAATGATGATGAATATAAAAGTTTAATTGAATCAATTTATAAAAAGAATGGAAGAAAAGTACTTATTTCAGAAATACAAGGACATCACAATAGTACAAATGGTCATACTGCTAATGCAGAATTAATCATAAAAGGTAGTCAAGATTGTATAGACACATTTGGTGAGTACAATCAATGGGACTATGCAGCTAGTATAAGTGACCAATATTTTAATCGTGATAATGAGTTGACTCCACCTTTTCAAACCTTACCATTATTTGAAGATTGGACATCATATCTTTTGATTAGAGACCCTTGGGATAGATTTATATCTGGTTTAATAACTGAGATGGATAATGGTATTGGTTCTCCTTGGTTATACGATAGTATTGCAAACTCAGAAGAAGGATGGGAAAAATATTATAATTCTGCAAAAAGACTTTTATATTTTACAGACCCAGAGTGGTTATTGTTAGGTGGTTTAGATGGACAACAAATGAATCATACATTCATCTTGTCAAGACCTTTATGGGATGGTAAAAGTATGTTTGAAACATACGACAAATTCATCGATTACAAACATGGTATTTCTTTTAAAAGAGAAGATGATGGAAGAATGATTGTAGACCATGATTCTATGCATAAAAATAGTGGTGTTATTGGTGCAATGGTTGAATTAGGTTTTGTTAATGATGAAGTTAGAGTTAAATTCCAAGAAGGTGACTCTGGAAACATGCATTCTCATACTCATATGAATGTTACACCACATATAAGACAACATGTAATCTCAGAGTTACAAGCAGATGAAGATTTAAAAGAGTGGTGGGAAAAGTGTAATGATTTTGTTGCATTAGACACTATTCAGATAAATATGAACGAACAGAAGTTTGAAAATACATAAATACTAGTATGAAATCTTTCAGAGACATAGTTGAGATAAAATCACAAACTGCTGTGTTTGCATTTGGTAGGTTTAATCCACCGACTGCTGGACATCTCAAACTTGCAATGAAAGTGAAACAGGTTGCTGGTTCAGATGATGGATTCATCTATACAAGTCATAGTCAAGACCCAAAGAAGAATCCACTAGATTATAGAACCAAAACAAAGTTCATGAAACTCTTGTTTAGAACAGCAAAAGTAACAGTTTCTACATCTAATTCTAGAACAGTATTTGATGTAGTTGTTGACTTGTATGACCAAGGATACAGAAGTATTAAAATGGTTGCTGGTTCAGATAGACTAAGAGAATTTGAAAGTCTACTTACAAAATACAATGGTATAAAAGGTAGACATGGTTTCTACAACTTTAAAGATATCAAATTGGTATCAGCAGGTGAAAGAGACCCAGATGCAGATGACATATCTGGTATGTCTGCATCTAAGATGAGAGCAATGGCTTTCGATGGTGATGAGAAGGGATTTACTTCTGCATTACCAAGAACTTTTAGACAAGGAAAACAACTGTATAAATCAGTTAGAAAAGGAATGGGACTCGCAGAAGAGTTTCATCATATACCAGAGTACATAAGAAATGACATTGGAAGAGACATACGCATCACTTAATGAGGGGATAAATGACCCAGGCATTTTCAAAGCTGTCTTTATGGCAGGTGGGCCTGGCAGTGGTAAATCACTTATTGCAAAAAAATTAGGTTTTCAATCTATGGGTTTACGACCAGTAAACTCAGACCAATCATTTGAAACTGGTCTTAAGAAAGCAGGTCTTTCACTTAAGATGCCAGAGGATGAAGAAGAACAAAGAGATGCAATCAGAGTTCATGCAAAAGCTATGACTGCAAAACGACAAGATATGTTAGTCAAAGGTCGCATGGGTTTAGTTATAGATTCAACTGCAAGAGATGTCAAGAAATTATTACAACAAAAAGTCTTATTAGAAAAACTCGGTTATGAAACTGCAATGGTATTCGTAAATACTTCTTTAGAAACTGCATTAGATAGAAACAGAGCAAGAGAAAGAAGTATTCCAGATAAGATTGTACAAGACAATCATGCACAAGTCAGAAAAGTAATGGGTAAATTCCAGAATGCATTTGGTCGTGCAAACTTCTTTATTGTAGACAATGATGGTGATTTAAAAGATGCAGAAAAGAACACAACTAAAATCTTCCCTAGACTCAGAGGATTCGTAAAGTCTTTCCCAGATAATAAAATGGCACAAGCATGGAAGACTGCATTGACTATGAAACCTATGAAGAATGTTGCACTTGCAGCTGCCTACGAACATCCAGCAGAGATGGAAAAAAGATTAGAAGAAGATAGAGTGACAGATGCATTAAAAGATAAACAAGAAAGAGAAAAAGAACAATTAAAGGACAAACACGATAGAGAAAAGGATAGAGATAGACTAAGGTTAACTAGACTTAAGAATCGTGATAGTGATGCACAACAAGATGAAGGTAAAGGTGTAAGTCCTGCTCAACGAGCTGCAATTGCAATTGCAAAGAAAAAATCTGGTAAGTATGATAAAGATGGTTACAAAAAAGAAGTATCAGATGCAGTATTAGCTACAAAAGAAAAGATTTATAAAGACCTCAAAAAGAAAAGAGATTACTTTGAAACAGAGTATGGTAAAGACAAAGCAGATGAAGTCATGCATGGAACTGCAATGAATATGGCAAAGAAACAACATAAGGTTGCAGAAGGTAGATTTGAAAGTGAATTGACAAGACAACTACAACTTGAAGTACTTAACATGCAACAAAGACGAGCAATTGGTATGAGAATGAAAAGACTTGCAAAGAAAATTGCAAGAACTAAAGCTCGTAAAAAGAAAAGAATGAAAGACCCAAGAGCATTGAAGACTAAAGCAAACAAACAAGCAAGGTCAATACTCTTTAAAAAGATGTCTGGGGGTAAATCAGCAGGTGATTTATCAGTCGGTGCTAGGATAGCAATCGGTAAAAAACTTGATAAAAAGAAGGGTGCAATAGCAAAACTTGCTAAAAGACTACTACCTAAAGTTAAAAAGGCAGAAGTTGAAAGACTTGCAAGTTTTAGACAACAACAGAATCAAAAAGATAAACAGTAGAATTACTGATATATATAAATACTATAGAAAAGATTTAACAGGAGACCACAATGTCAGATATAAAAGATAGATTAAAATTTAACAGTGGGACTGATAAAGTGACACAATCTGTTGCTGATGCGGTCTCGGATGTTCTTAACTCTGGTCAAGCACCAAAAACTCGTTTTGAACAACAAGCAGAACTTATGGGATATCCTTTACAGGACAAACCAAAAGTTGAAGAGTCATTCGGTAAAGAACTACAAGAACTTAAAAAAGCAGTAAATGATTCCAAGAGGGAATTCGTTGCAGCTGCAAGACAAGCAAAAAAAGATGGTAAAAAAACCTTTGTGTTTGCTGGTAAAGAGTATCCTTGTACAGTCGGTGAAATGGCTGATATGGGTTCTGATGAAGGTAAAAAGAAACTCAAGAAAGACTTAAAGGCAAGTCATTGTAATACAGAAGATGCATCTAATGATAAGTCAGACGATGGTGAAGGACTTGATAAAGTAGACAAAAAAGCAGTTAAGAAAAAGTTTAAAGATAGAAAAGACAAAGACCTAGATAACGATGGTGATGTAGATTCATCTGATAAATTCTTGCACAAGAAAAGAAAAGCAATCTCAAAAGCAATCGATAAAAAAGAAGATGCATCTGAGATGAAATATGATGCAAGAAGTAAATCTTTTAAAGAAACTCTTAGAAGATTAGGATATGTTAAAGAAAAATCTTTAATATACAATAACAAAAAATCTGGAAAGTAAATGTCAAACTACATGAGAAACAGAAAAACTCTGTCGACTGTTGCAGATGCATACAGAGAAATGTATGCAACACCAAATGAAGATATCTTAAATGAGGAGTTAATTGACTCTCTCATCGAAGATGTTTATGACGAAGAAATTAATGAGTGGTTAGATTATATTGATGAATCAAAAGCTGTTTTCTCTGTACCAAACAAAAACAAGAAAAAAATTCAACAGGCATTAAGAAGTAAATATTTTAAAATGCATCCAAAAGTTAAAATAACATTTGGTACACATTCATCTAACCATGTAATGGTTGGGAAAGGTAAGTTTGTAGATGATAATATTATAAACTTTAATGGTAGTCATGATGATATCGATAACTTATTTAAAGATATCCAAAAAGACAAACCTCTCATGAAGATGATGGAAAGTAGTGAACTAGAAGAAGGTGCATTAGCAGATAAGGCAAAGAAATCTGGTATCTCAGTAGGAACATTAAGAAAAGTTTATAATCGTGGAATGGCTGCATGGAAAACAGGTCATAGGCCAGGTACAACACCACAACAGTGGGGAATGGCACGCGTCAATGCATTTATAGTCAAGAAGAAAAAAGGTGGTCTAAATCACGATAAAGACCTTGCACATGTCATACATCCAGATGATGATATGATGAATGAAGTCAAGAGACAAGAAGTTGATGCAATGAAAAAGGTTTCTAAAGACATGCAGAGTGTCTTAAAATCTTATCAGAAGATTGCAAACATGGGTGACAAAGAACTCAAGAATACAATTCATAACAAAGATTACAAAAAAGTTTTAGATGCAAGAGATACAATCCTTAAGATGATTGGAACTCTTAACACTAAAATGTTAATGCAAAAAGAAAACTTTGAATTAGTAGAAGCATCTGCTGGTGAAATGATTGACAAACTATTTAAAACTGGTGGTGATAAAATGTTCCAGTATGGTGTTGCAAAACTTCTTAACATGACTGGTGTTAAAGTTGCAATGTCAATGCAAAAACAAAATCCAGTTGGATTTAAAAATACTATGGTTGCAATGGGTAAAGATAACAAAATCAAACTTGCAACTAACAATGCATTAATAAAAATGTTCAAACAACAAGGTGTAAAACCTTTACCAGAAGAACTTGACAATGACGATAAACCAGCAGTTAAAAAAATAATTAACAAGTTAAAAGGTGCAAGTAAAAAACATGCAAAACAAGCTTCTGATTTAGAAAAAGCAGTTAATGAAAAAGTTAAAGATGGTAAGTTAGACCCACTATCTAAAATGGGTAAATCTAAACTTACAGGAAGAGAGATATCTCAATATTATAGAGACAATCCAAAACAAAAAGCAGCTGCAAGAGATAAGTCAGTTAAAAAAGCAATTGAACTTGCACTTGATTTAGGTGGTGCAACTAACTATGCAATGAAAGAAATTGAAAAATTCAAAAAAGGATTATCAAAACATCCAGCAGTTAAACTTGCAATAAGACATGCAAACGAATCAAAAGAATTTACAGGTCATCATGTAGTTATTGAAAATCTCTCACCATCAAATATGGTCAAACTCAAAACATATGGTAAGATGATGGCAAAGATGACTAAACTACCATTTGATGAAAATGACCCAGAAAAAGGTATCGATAAGTTAATGGGTCAAGTTTGGAAACAAAAACATGTTCCAGCAAACTGGGAAAGACTTCATAAGATGGTTATGATGTTAAAAGGTATTGGTGTTAAGATGCCTTCACTAAAAGGTAAGTACATGGGATTAGACCCAGTTACTAAGAAAGCAATCTTCTATAAAGAAGGTACAGAAGAAATAGTAGAATGGCATCAAAAGATAGAAGACATTAAAGAAGGTATTGAAGAACTTGTAGAGAAAAAAGAAATGTCAGTTGCAGATATTAAAAAGATTGAAAAAATGACAGATAGAAATGACCATACTGGTTCATTAATGCACCTTGCAAAACTTCTTGGTGATAGAAAAGGACTAGAAGCATTAAAAGGTATTATGATGACTCACAAAGCATTAGGTCATATGCCAGATGGATTAATGAGAACCAGAAATCAAATCTATGATAATCTCATGAGACAATCATCGAGTAAGTATTCAAATCACAAAGATGTTATAAGTTCTTTTTAAGGAGTCGTCATGCAGACTTTCAAGGAAAGGAACTACAAAAAAGAATACGAAAACTACCATTCTAAACCAGAACAGAAAAAAAGAAGAGCTGGTAGGAATCATGCACGAAGACAACTAAAAGATACCAAAGGTATTGTTGGTAAAGATGTACATCATAAAGATAACAATCCGATGAATAACGATAAATCAAATCTCTCAATTGTTACACAAAAGTATAACAGGACTGAACCTCGTCTTAGAGATGAGGAAAGAGAACCTCAAGATAAAGATATCAAAGATAAAAAAGGGACTCAACCAGCAAAATATTTTAAAGGTCTTAAAAAAACTACAAAGTCTAAAAGAGATGCACATTTTCAAAGAGGAAAAGAAAAATCTGATTCAGACTCATCTGCATATAAAGATGCGCCAGGTGATAAGAAAGCAAGAAAAGAACCTATGCGTAAGTCTAAGTACACTAAAGACTATCAAAAAATGTATGGAGAAGTTCTTGCATACGAAGCTCGTGCATTCCATGACTTTGGTGCAAACAGTCCAGCTGCAAATAATAAGATAAGAGATATTGCAAATAAAGCAAGAGACTTCAAAGATGCAATAAATAAGATAGTAAACTTTGCAAAAGGTTCATCAACACCAAGTAAAAAGTTTGCACAAGCAATAGGTGCTGGTAAGTTTACAGACTGGTCTCCAGATAAAGATATAGAACAAAATGTCAAAGACTTTATTCAACAAAGAGATAGAGTTAAAAAGTTGGGCCCTCGTGCAAATGACCCAGACCAAAACCTTCAAGTACAACTTAAAGGTGCAGAAGATTTAAGAACTGGTAGTGATGTAAAATTAGACGATGGTAAAACAATTAAGGTAACCCAAAAGAATGCAAAGATAATTAACATGGCACTAGACAGAGTAAAACCACAAATGAGAGTACAATTAATCAAACTATTAGGAAAGAACAAACAGTCTTTCATGAAAGCTCTCGGTGCAATTAAAAGGAGTATGGCATAATGGCATTCAGTACCGATGGTTTAAGACAGAATGTTAAGATGAGTGATATGATAAAATATTTCTCTCTTAGTAATAGTCCTACTGCAACTGTAGGTGGATTATTAAATATGAGTGAGGTATTTGGTGTCCCACAGTTCGCAGGTCGTGCAACTAATTCAGATGTAGGTGGTCTTTATAATTCATATAATGAACATGGGGGACTAAGAAGTATTAATGGCACCACTACAACAAATACTCAAAGATATGTAGCTTGGTCACATGTAAAAGGTAGATATAGAGCATCTGCTACAGGTACACCATCAAATCAAACTATACCACAGGTACAATTAAATGTTACAAGTGGTCATGGTACTGCTACTAATTTAAAATTTAGTGACTTAGTAGGTTACAGTGATGCATTCTTAACAAACGATGCATGTGGTCAAACTCGTGGTGTTAAAGGTGGATATACAACTCATGTATACTCTCATGGAAATCCAGCCTCAATTACTATCCAAAATCAAACTGGTCAATCTGATGGAAGAAAGCCAGGATTTTCTAATTATGGTACTGCTAATTTTACAGAATTTGGATATAGTGTTTATTCTACATTTCATAATAATCAATGGACAGAATTAGGACTTAATACTGTTTGCCAAGCTGGTGACAGAGTGGTTGTTATAGCACATGCTGGTGCTGGTGGAACTATGAATACTTTCACCACTACAGACCCAATTTATTTAAGAACACAAACTGGTGCATCTGTATCTGGAGTTACAACTGGAACATACATGAATCCACATAAAAATGAAACAGGTTCAGATGACTGGATGGCAATTTATACTGCAACAGCAACTTCTGGTGGAGCTGCAAGAGTAGGAGTAAATCCATACCATAGTAGTACTGTACATTACATGTTCCATGTTCTTGTATTTAAAGGCCCGACTGTAAGTCTTATATTTGGAAACCAATTTACGAAATATACTACTCCAGATAATAGTGCAGTAAATACTAACTTGGGGGTAGGTAATTCTTCTCCTATCTCATGGGCTGATGGTCATGCAAGACAAGGAATTTATATGGGTATATCTTCTTCCCCTTTTGGTTCAATATATTCTAATGTCCTAAATGGATTTAGTAGCAGTTTATCTCAAGTAGGTACAACCAATGGGGTGGATATGGAAGTACAAAGTCATTCTGGAACTGGATATCTTGCTTCACAGGGTGGTAGAGGTGCATTCCACGCTAGTTTTTGTCACCATACTGGTGGAATGATTGGTTCATCCTCTTATAATGGAAAATATGGTGCTATAACTTATAGTTATTCTCATAAAAGTTATATGCCACAAATTAATAGGAAAATTCCATATCTAGATGGAAGATTTTTATATATTCAAGGATACAGAGAATAAAAAGGAAATATATTATGTACAGGCAAACAACAACATACAGAGTAAAAGAAAACGAATTTAAAGAGTTATTTGATATAAAGAAAAATACTTTTTACAAACATAAAGCATATAGTTGGTATGACCCAACATTAATTTATGAAACTGCCGAGAACATGAGAGATGACATGTGGGACTATGCAGAAAAATTTGCAACATTTTATCAGTGTTGGTGGGAAGATGATTTCTTAATAGGATTTAGAATGTTTACAGACTGTAGACATCAAGAAGATTTTTCTGGTGGATTGGTTCATACAGCAGGTGTGAATGGCCCTCTTGGTCAAATATTAGGTGGTAATAGAGAATGGAAGGGAACTAATGATTCTCTTGGTACTCTAGATGATACTGGTGACTGGAGAGAGACAACTTTAAAAACTGATATTATGATTGGAAGACCAGATTCGACTGGAGACCAATATCATTGGATGTTAACTCGTCCAGAAATTTCAGCAGTATGGGATAATAAAGATGGTGAATCTGTACACCAAGCAATGTGGCAACATGGTTATGAAAGAGCTTATACATGTCAACATGGTAAATTACAAAAACAACTTCTCTGGGGGAATAGAGAGTGTGAGTCATTAAAATATGATAGATGGTTAAAACATGGTTATGCATTTAATGAAAGACAAGAAGTAGGTTTTAATGTTGATGAACAGACATCTTTTATCTACAGGTTAGTTGGTGCAAAAATGGAATGGATGGGATGGCCTATGAGTCATCCTTTATATCATGATGAAGATACTATAAGACCAGACTTAGTAGAAAGACCTTACATTGCAACTAGAGATGAACAAGAAAAAGAAGGTGTCCAACCAGCACCTATACCGCCTGGCATAACTGACTAAATACAATCATATATTATGAACATATTATTCGTTGAGATGGAACAACATAATCTTCATTTTATGAAGAAACTTGCAGAGGATGGACATTCAGTCTATACTAATCAAATTTATACAAAAAAATATCTAGAATCACTTGGAATTCATGGAGTGGATGATTTACCACATGAGGTTTGGGCTCAAGGACAACCTTGGTCTCATCTTATTGATATGTCTACTTATGAAGAGGTTGGTAATGGATTACCAAAATGGATGGAAGAAAAGTTTGAAAAGACTTTAGAAAAGTATAAAATAGATTTAGTCATAAACACTTATCCACCTTTCAATGAAATTATGCATTTAAAAGATTGGGGTGTTGATTTTGTAACTGCAACTCCAAATGCAATAAAATTAGAACAAGAAAAAATATTTGCAAATTCTTTTGCAAAACATTGTGGTATGAAAACACCTAAAATATTACAAACAGGTGGTAATCATAAAAATATTAATATAGATTCATTACCAAATCAATTTGTTATTAAACCATCAGACAAATGGACATCTGCAACAGTAATTTCTGATAAAGCATTTATTGATACATTTCCATTTGAATATCATTTATTCGGTGGTACTGGACATGGTGCAACATATTCTTATTACATCGAAGAACTAATAAAAGGACAAGAAACTAATATATCATACATTATGTCAGATGGTAAATGGTCATTTACTTTTTCTGAATCATGTGACGAATCAAAGGCAAAACAGATTTTTAATGTAAATCCAGTAGTTTGGTATGCAAATACTACAATAGAGGGACTTACACCAGAAGTTGATAAGATGGTAAGAGATAATGTTGTAGAATATCTTAATCAAGCTGCAAAGTTAGGTGGTACATATGAAGGAAGTATTACTCAAATGTTAGGAGAAGATGGTGAACTTTACTTTTTAGAAAATAATTGTAGACCATATGTAAACAATTCTTTTCCTATTCCTTATACAGGTAATGAGTATTTGGATGCATTTAGAAACAATCCTAAGAAAATAGGTGATTGGTTTGAAGGAAGAAAGTTTCCTAAAGTAGTATTACAACATCCTAAGATTGGTGGTGGACAATTAGAAAAAGTTGAATATCCATTTCATTTACATGATAAATATAAGATTGCAGAACCTACACCTTTAGAGATAGAAGATGGTAAATATATTGCAACAAAAGGTGGTGTAGTAATAGTATTTGAGGATGAAATCAATATGGATTTCATAAATGAAGTAGAAAAAGAATCAGAATTAAGAGCGTATTTCGGTAACTGAGATATTGAAAGTTATAAATACAATAGTATAAACAAAAAAGTTTCTCATACAGGGAACTAACAAATGAGGAGATAATTATGTCTTTATGGGGTAATTCAGATGCAGACGAAGCCAAACCAAAGTGGTTGACAGCTGCAGAAAAGAAACTAACCTTTGCAACTGCAAAAGGTTGGGTATTTAAAAAGTCTGATAATCATCAAGAAGAGGTTCTCTGTGCAATCGGAGAACTTGCAACTTCTATAGGTCAAGCAGATATAACTAATATTGATTGGGTGTCAACTGCATTTGATAAATCAGATGGTGGTACTTTATCAGCAACAGTGACTTTCAATGAGAAAGTGACAGTTAATACTTCTGGTGGAACACCTACATTATCAGTAACAAATGGTAACCAAGGTTCTGGTTCTGGAAGAGGGCCACACTTACTTGCATATGCAAGTGGTTCATCAACCAACAAACTTACATTCTCTCTTGCAATAGGAGCTGCTAATGCAGCAACAAACGCAGGTGATATATTAAGTTTCGGTGCAAATCCATTAGCACTTAACAGTGGAACAATCGTTGATAGAGCAGAAGGTGGAAATGCAACTATTACTAGTGCAGCTTCAATCGGAACTGCAGCTGGTACAATTACAGTAGCTGCCTAATAGGAAATTATTATGAAAACATTCAAGAAATATATAACTGAAAACTTGCAAGGTAGAGCATTCAGTAATGACATGTCAAAAGATGTTCGTGGTCGTGTAGACACAGCAGACTTACATCGGTTTGCATCAGATGATTCAGTTTTAGATAAATTAAACACTTGGATAGGTGATATTGCAGACAGAGAACACATTACTGTTGAAGCTGCAATGCAACAACTGTACAGAAAAGTAAAACAAATTGGAATAGAGTTTAACCCAGCATTGGAAGAAAATGTTGGGGACTCTGGTTCTAAAGATTTACCTATAACACAATATGGTGGTAGAATGGGTAAAGACGAAGAAGGTGATATAGATGACAACTTCGTATCTGCAAAAGGCCCAGACCTAAAAATGCATGTAGAGTGGGAAAGACTTCCTACTAAAATGTTTAAAGTCGTTGCAGAAATTAAATAACTTTTCTTACAATTCACCTATATACTAGTACATAACTAGGATATAAATTATGAAATTATTTGAGAAGTTGACAGATGAAAACTTCACCATGTTTGCAATGCAGTGTTATGATAACCCTCAATGCACTTCCATGGAAGAGTTTATGGAAGACCTTAGAAGGTTTAGATAT